ATTATGAAATTGCACATTTTCGTCTTCTTGGTGATACGAACTTTTTACCATATGGTAAATCTATGCTCGAAGGTGCAAGAAAACTCTATAAACAATTGATATTGATGGAAGATGCGATGTTGATACATCGTATTATGAGAGCACCTGAAAAACGTATATTCAAAGTTGATATTGGTAACATTCCACCTGCTGAAGTTGATCAATATATGAACAATCTTATGAATAGAATGAAGAAGACACCAATTATCAATGAACAAACTGGTGACTATAATCTTCGTTTTAATATGCAAAATCTGTTGGAAGACTTTTATCTTCCTGTTCGTGGAGGACAATCCGGAACATCAATAGAAACTCTATCAGGTCTTCAATATGATTCAATACAAGATATTGAATATCTTAAAAGTAAAATTTTTGCTGCTTTAAAAGTTCCAAAACCTTATTTGGGCTATGATGAAAGAACAGAAGGTAAGGCAACTCTTGCTGCACTTGATATTCGTTTTGCTAGAACAATATAAAGAATCAAAAGAATAGTTATATCCGAATTAACAAAGATAGCCATAGTTCATTTGTATGCTCAAGGATATGAAAATGCAGATTTGGTAAACTTTGAATTAGGATTAACTGGTCCCTCTATCATATATGAACAAGAGAAAATTGCTCTTATGAAAGAAAAAGTGGACTTGGCGGGAACACTAATAGAAAAGAAACTATTTTCATTGAAATATATTTATTCAAACATATTCAACCTTTCAGAAGACGAGGCAGAATTTGAAAAGAATGAAGTTCTTGAAGATATTAAACATGCATTCCGTCAGAAACAAATTGAAAATGAAGGAAATGATCCTGCGGTAACAAAGGAATCCTTTGGAACACCACATGATATTGCAAGTATGCAAATTCGTGGTGGAGGAAAAATGATAACAGATAATGAAGTTCCAGAAGGTGGATGGCCAGGTGCAGGTAGACCTGCTAAAAATTTGGATTATGGAACGGATAACAGTCCATTTGGCAGGGATCCAATTGGAAAGAAAGATGTTGGTAATACATTGAAGGTTAATAATTCACCAAAGGCGAACTATAAAGGTGGGACACCGTTATCATTGGAAAATAAAGACATAGAAAAACTAATAGGAAGTATGTCTGGTATAAAAATAAAGACAAAAAGTATAATATCTGAAAGTTTGAAACCATCTATTGTTCAAGAAATTGAACCAAATTTACTCGATGAAAATAATTTATTAGATGAATTGTAATTTTTTCTATATTTATTCTATGAAGTGCACACAAACAGGTATAAGGAAAGATGAAGAAAATAAAACATTCAAAGTTTAAGAATACTGCAATGTTGTTCGAGTTATTAACTAGACAAATAACATCGGACATCATTTCTTCAAATGAATCGGTTGCAATACAGATTCTTAAAAAATATTTCAACAAAAATACCGAACTTATTAAAGAATATAAGTTGTATAAAACTCTTTGTGACGAAAGATTGAAGTCAGACACAAAGGCAAATATGTTGATAGAAGCTGTTTTGAAGGCAAAGAGATCATTAAATAAAAATAAATTACAAAATGAAAAATATGAATTGATAAAATCTATAAAAGAAAATTTTGATATAGATTCATTTTTTCAAACTAAGGTTCAAAATTACAAATTGCTTGCATCTGTTTACAAGATATTTGAGTATAATGAGTTTGAAAATCCCGTTGAAATAACAAAGTCTAGAATAACTATACTTGAAAATATAACATCAAGACAAAACAGTTCAGTAATAACAGAAGATGTTGCTATTGCAAACGAATCTAAAGAAGTTCGTCTTATGGCATACAAATACTTGGTTGAAAAATTCAATGCAAAATATAGTAATCTATCTGAATCACAAAAGGTATTGTTGCGAGAATATATCGAAAATGTTAGTAACACTAACAACTTAAAGTCTCTTGTTCAAACCGAGGCAGTAACGATAAAAAGATTATTTGCAAAAAATATGCATAGAGTAAAGGATAAGTCCTTGAAGATAAAATTACAAGAAGTTGTTGGTTTGCTAGAAGAATACCAAACATTAAAAAAAGTAGAAGAAAATCATATATCTGCTCTACTTCGTTATTACAGTTTAATAGATGATTTATCTTGGAGTAAATAATGTCAGTCAATGAAATACACTCATACAATTTTCCAGCATCAAATTTAAATGACTTTGAAAGACTTGGCCATCCTGGTAAATTTATTAAATCGATTGCATGTGGAACTGGAACTACAACTTTTACCGGGTCTAATTTTGGTGTTGGTGGTATAATTGTCCCCAACGGAACCACAGGAACTGCATCATTGTCTTTGGGTGGAGATATTCCACTCGGTTCTATTGCTAGTAATTCTCCAGTAATACATGAATTATCATTGAGGAATGTGAAGGTAGATGGTGGAATCGTGTATGTATTAATTCGTAATCAAATGATTAGGTAATATATGAACGTTGAATCATTCATAAAAAAGTTAAAAGAATCCGAAGAATATCGTGAGTTTGCTGAAGAATTATCACTTGATGAAATGAGCACAACTGCCGGTGTTCCTGGATACCAAACACCAAATGCTTTTGCTAAAAGTGAAGAAGATTTTGAAGATCACAATAAAGAGACTGCCGAAGTATACGGATATAAACTTGTTCCTAAAAAGTCTAAACAAAATTTTGAGTCTGTTTACAAACAGGCAATGAATGTTATCAATGAAGGGACATATAATGAATTTCGTAAAGATGAAACACGTAGTTCAAATAGAAAAATAAACGATTCTATTAAGAATATAAACCGAACAATCTATGAAGTAGAAAGAGTTGTTGAACATGCATTGAGATTAAAAACTGAAATGAATGTTGATCAAAGAACTCTTTGGGGTGAATCAATGAGTAGATTAAGAAAAATATCAGAAAGAATAAATAGAATTACAAAAAAGATTCACGAATTAGGTGCATAATATGAAACAACTACTCGTAGATACTATACTTTTCGCTGCTAATCCAAAATTGATTGCAGAATCTGAAAGAAAAAATAATGGTAAAGTTATAGTTTCGGGTGTTCTACAAAGAGCTGAGGCAAAAAATCAAAATGGTAGAGTATATCCAAAAAAGATTTTGATGCGTGAAGTTAAAAAATACTCGGAAACAAATATAAAAGAAAATCGTGCTCTCGGTGAACTTGACCATCCAGATTCATCTGTTATCAATCTTCGTAATGTTTCCGATAATGTTCTTGGTGTAGATTGGAAAGGAAATGATGTTGTTGGAACTGTTGAGATATTACCAACCCCATCTGGAAATATCCTAAAACAACTTCTTGGTGCAGGTATTCGTCTTGGAATATCATCAAGAGGTTTAGGATCTGTAGAAGAAATATCTGAGAATACTGTTGAAGTTCAAGATGATTTTGAATTGATTGGATGGGATTTTGTTTCAAACCCATCTACTCATGGTGCATTTATGTATCCGGAAGGAATGCAAGAAGGTTTAATTAGAGAAGGTGTTAGTCTTGAAACTATTGCAAAAATTGATCCTAAAATGCAAAGAATAAACAACAACATAACAAATATCATTTGTGAAATAGGTAATGTTTGTGAATGTATATTTGATGGGAGATAACCATGCCGGCATTATCACAACAACAACAGAAGTTGATGGGACTTGCACTTGCTTACAAACGTGGTAAAGTATCTACATCTGATGTTAGCAAATCTGTAAAACAGTTAGCTGGTTCTATGTCTGAAAAAGAATTAGTAAAATATGCTGGAACAAAACACAAAGGTTTACCTAAAAAGGTGGGTGAAACAAAAAATACCATGACAAAAGAAGAAATTAATAAATTAGTTGCAGACGCAGTTCAAGAAGTAATGAGTGAGAAATTAAATACAAAAGTTTTAACATCTGAACAAAAGCAAAAATATATCGAATCCATTTCAAAATATAACGAATATCGTTCAGTAGTTCATAGGTCAAAGACATTACCTGAAATTGTATCTGAAATAAAAAGAATGGTAGAGTTTGCATCAAAAAATATGGTTGAGGAATCTGGTGATTGGTTTGAAGGTGTATCACACAGAAGAAACTCAAAAAGATTGAAAGAATCCGTGAGTGAATTTCAAAAAATATCAGAAAAAATAGTTAAGTTACAAAGA